AAGTCCAAACAGAATTTATAACTGTGCTTATTTACCAATCGACCACTTGGATGCTTTTTCTGAAGCAATGTTCTTATTATTAGGTGGTACTGGTGTGGGTTATTCAGTACAAAAACATCACGTAGAACAATTACCTGAAATTAGAAAACCAAACGCAAATAGAAAAAGAAGATTCTTAATTGGTGATTCAATCGAAGGATGGGCAGATGCGATTAAAGTATTATTCAAGTCATACTTTGGTGACCAATTATCAACTCCTGAATTTGATTTCTCTGATATTAGAGCAAAAGGTGCTCAACTTGTAACATCAGGTGGTAAAGCGCCAGGACCTCAACCTTTGAAAGATTGTATTCACAAATTAAAAAGTATGTTGGATGCAAAAGAAGATGGTGAAAAACTAACACCAATTGAAGTTCATGATATGGTATGTCATATTGCTGACGCGGTATTAGCAGGTGGTATTCGTAGAGCGGCACTTATTTCTTTATTCAGTGCTGATGACAACGAAATGATTGCTTGTAAATCAGGTTCTTGGTGGGAGACAAATCCACAAAGAGGTAGAGCAAACAACTCAGCGGCACTTGTTAGACATAAGATTACAAAAGAATTTTTCTTGGATTTATGGAAACGAGTTGAAGCTTCAGGGGCTGGTGAACCAGGTATCTACTTTACAAACGATAAAGATTGGGGAACAAATCCATGTTGTGAAATTGCGTTAAGACCAAACCAATTCTGTAATTTATGTGAGGTTAACGTATCTGACATTGAATCACAAGAAGACTTAAATACTCGTGTTAAAGCGGCAGCATTTATTGGAACATTACAGGCAGGTTATACAGATTTCCATTACTTAAGAGATGTTTGGAAAAGAACGACTGAAAAAGATGCGTTGATTGGTGTATCTATGACAGGTATTGGTTCGGGCGTGGTGTTAGGTTATAACATGAAAGAAGCCGCAAAGGCAGTTAAAGAAGAAAACACAAGAGTTGCTGAACTTATTGGTATCAATAAATCAGCTCGTATGACAACTGTTAAACCAGCAGGAACGACTTCATTAACGTTAGGAACATCATCAGGAATTCATGCTTGGCACAATGATTATTACATTCGTAGAGTCCGTGTTGGTAAGAATGAATCAATTTATAATTACTTGATAACAAATCACCCTGAATTAGTTGAAGATGAATTCTTCCGTCCACATGACACAGCGGTTATTTCGGTTCCACAAAAAGCACCTGAAGGTTCAATATTAAGAACAGAAAGTCCATTTCAATTATTAGAAAGGGTTAAAAAAATTACACAAGAATGGATTAAACCTGGTCACAGAACTGGTTCAAATATGCATAATGTGTCGGCAACAATTAGTTTAAAACCTGAAGATTGGGAATTAGCTGGTGAGTGGATGTGGGATAACAGAGATTTTTATAATGGACTATCTGTACTTCCGTATGATAATGGAAGTTACGTTCAAGCACCTTTTACTGATTGTACTAAAGAAGAATATGAAAAATTGTTTTCAAAACTTCACTCAATTGACTTATCAAAAGTTATTGAATTGACAGATGAAACAGATTTAAGTGGTGAATTAGCTTGTGCTGGAGGAGCTTGTGAGATTAAATAAAAAACATACAAATATTAACGAGTCAGATAAGGGGGAAGAGATTCCTCCTTTTGACTTTTATATTGAGGATGGAAAATATGTTTTCACAGAACATTATCATTTGAGACGTGGTAATTGTTGTGGAAATGGTTGTAGACATTGTCCTTATTTTCCTGCTTACAAAAAAGGAAATACAACTATATTTATAAACAATGGCTAATGGTATAACATATGGTATAAATTTTCCGTTCAGAGATTCAAAACGAGGGGATTATTTAGAATTAACGGAGCTTCAATCTCAGGAAATTAAGGCTGCTTTAATACATTTGTTGTTAACCAGAAAAGGTTCAAGATATTTTTTACCAGAATTTGGCACTAGATTATATGAGTTTTTATTTGAACCATTTGACGGATTAACATTTAATGCAATTGAATCTGACATTAGAGATGCAATTGAAAACTTTATGCCAAATCTATTGGTTAATAGTTTAAGTATTACTCCTGCAGACCCACAAGAAGAAGTGGATATAGCGACAGGACAAAACTTGATTGGAACCAGTGAATCATCAATCTATAGATTTCCAGGTAAAGGTACTTCAGAATACACAGCAAAAATAAGAATAGATTACTCGACTAACGGGGCTACATTTGGTCAGAGTGATTTTGTAATTATCAATATTTAAATAAGATGGCAAATAACAGAATATCATATACTAGTAGAGATTATCAGTCAATAAGAACTGAACTCTTAAATTACGCAAAAACTTACTATCCTGATTTAATTCAAGATTTTAATGATGCCTCAGTGTTCACTGTTTTTCTTGATTTAAATGCTGCAGTTGCGGATAACTTACATTATAATATTGATAGAAGTATTCAAGAAACCGTTTTACAGTATGCTCAACAAAGGTCTTCAATTTACAACATTGCAAGAACATATGGGTTAAAATTGCCAGGTCAAAGACCATCGGTATCGTTAGTAGATTTTTCAATTACGGTTCCTGCCTTTGGTGACAAAGAAGATGAAAGATATTTAGGTACTTTATCAAGAGGTTCTCAAGTTACTGGTGCTGGTATTGTATTTGAAAATGTTTATGATGTTGATTTTGCATCACCATATAACGCTCAAGGATTTCCAAATAGATTAAAAATTCCAAACTTTAATGCGAATAACATATTAATTAACTATACAATTACAAAAAGGGAACTTGTTGTTAATGGTATTACAAAAGTGTTTAAAAAAGTAATTGGAGCTAATGATGTTAAACCATTCTTTGAATTATTTTTACCTGAAAAAAACGTATTAGGAATTACAAGTGTATTATTAAAAAATGGAACTACCTATACCAACGTACCAACAACTGCAGAATTCTTAGGTTTAGATAATAGATGGTATGAGGTGGACGCTTTGGCTGAAGATAGAGTGTTTGTTGAAGACCCTACAAAAGTGTCTGACCAACCTGGTATTAAAGTTGGTAGATATATTCAAACACAAGATAGATTTATTACTGAATACACACCTGAAGGATTTAAAAAGATGACATTTGGTGGAGGTACAAACACTGCTCAAGACCAATTAAATCAATTTACAACACTAGGTGCGACATTAGATTTACAACGATATAGTAATAACCTTTCGTTAGGTGCAACACTAACACCAAATTCAACTTTGTTTGTTCAATATAGAGTTGGTGGAGGTTTGGCGACAAACTTAGGTACAAATGTAATTAACTCTATTGGTACCGTATCATTCTTTGTGAATGGTCCTTCTGAAACTACAAACTCATCCGTGGTTAATTCATTGAGGTGTGTTAACGTAACCGCAGCTGTTGGTGGAGCGGGTATACCATCACTTGAAGAGATTCGAAACTATGTTTCATTTAACTTTGCAGCACAAAAAAGAGCAGTAACAGTTCAAGACTACGAATCATTAATTAGAAACATGCCAGCTCAATTTGGAGCACCCGCAAAAGTATCTATTACGGAAAACGATAATAAGATATTGATTCAAATATTGTCATATGACACTTCAGGTAAATTAACCAATATTGTTTCAAACACATTAAGACAAAATATCGCGAATTATTTATCAAACTATAGAATGATGAATGATTATATTTCTATCTTTAGTGCAGAAGTAATTGATTTAAGTATGGATATTTCTATTGTGTTAGATTCCGCCCAAAATTCAGGTCAAGTAATTTCAAGTGTTGTTGATAAACTATCAGCATACCTTAATCCTCAGACAAGACAATTAGGTCAAAATGTTTATTTATCTGAAGTTAGAAGTTTAATACAAAATACTAATGGAGTATTAACAGTTGCTAATATTGATGTATTCAATGAAGTTGGAGGACAATACTCTTCGGCTGAAACTTCTATGGTTTATGCAAACGAAGAAACAAAATTAATATTACCTGTTGATGACACAATATTTGCACAACCATCACAGGTTTATCAAATCAGATACCCAAATAAAGATATTAGAGTTTCAGTTAAAAATTTCCAGTCTGTAACTTTTTCATAACAAGTTTATTTTATTATTTTTTAGTTTATTATTTAGTGGTGTGGGTGCCTTTAAAAATTCCACATAAACTATTTATAAATTAAAATAACTTAATGAGTCAATCATATAGAATAAGAACGGGGTTAGGGATTAATAAAACAATTAACATCCAACTTGACCAAGAGTTTGAATTTTTAGAAATTTTATCTTTAAAACTCCAACAAGAAGATATCTACACAAAAAGTTGTGCGGAATATGGTGTTGTTGTTGGTAGAGTAACTGCGAATAACGGGTTTGGACTTCCAAATGCAAGAGTATCTATTTTTATTCCAATAGAATCAATAGATGAATCTAATCCTTTAATAACAAGTATATACCCTTACAAATCACCTACCGATAAAAACGAAGATGGTTATAGATATAACTTACTTCCTTATGAACAATCATACTCAAGCCACGCAGCCACAGGTACATTACCAACAAGATTAGATGTTTTAACTGGTAGTACCGCAATTGAAATATACGACAAATATTATAAATTTACGGTAAAAACAAACGAGAGTGGAGATTACATGATAATGGGGGTACCTCAAGGTCAACATACCTTAGTAATGGATGTTGATTTATCTGATATTGGAGAATTTTCGTTAACACCGCAAGATTTAATTAGAATGGGTCTTGCTAGTGAAGGTCAAGTTGCGGGTAATAGATTTAGAACTTCAACCGATTTAAATTCATTACCACAGATTATTAATATTGTTAGGGATTTAGAAGTATCTCCACTTTGGGGTGACCCAGAATTGTGTGATATCGCAATCAATCGTGTTGACTTTGATTTAAGAGATGATGCAAATATTGATATCCAACCAACATCAACGTTTATGGGTTCAATATATTCTACTGCAGATAATTTTAGGGTAAAAAAGAATGGTAGACCTAGTGATAATATGGGTAATCTATGTTCATTAACGTCAGGTCCAGGACAAATTATCGCAATAAGACAAACAATTTTTCAAGATTCTATTGGTAATCCAGTGTTAGAATCATATCAATTAGAACAGTCAGGTAATATTATCGATGGTAACGGTGTTTGGTTAACTGAATTACCAATGAACTTAGATTATTACATTACAAATGAGTTTGGTGAAAAAGCATTGTCAAACGACCCAACTTTAGGTATACCAACCAAAGCCAAATATAGATTTAAAGTTAAGTGGCAACAACCAGCAACCTTAACTGAACAAGTAAGAAGACCATATTATTTGGTACCTAATGTTAAAGAATATGGTTGGTCAAGTATTAGTTCTGACCCAAATGATAGTACACCACCTAACCAATTAAAAAGTTCTTATTATTTTGGGTTAGATTGGAGTGGATATACTAATGGATTTACAGGGGTTGCATTGAATAATAGATTAAATGAAGTGATTGATTGTGAAGACACTTTTTATGAATTTCAATACAATAGAGTTTATACGGTTTCAGGATTAATTGACGAGTTCAAAAACGGAGGTAGAGGTAGGTTTATAGGTATTAAAGAAATTGATAGTCAAGAGTGTGATAGTAACGTAAATAAATTTCCTGTAAATGAAGGATTTAGGAATTTTGATTTATTGTATTTTATTTTTGCATTATTGTTTCAAGTTTTCCAAATTATTGGAATCCCGTTATTATTTAATTATCATTTAATTGCATTTCTTTGGAATAATTTTGCGGTTCCACTTACAATTTATTTTGGAATAAATTTTGCGCTTCAAGC